GTTCGCAAGCTGGCTTACCGACTGCAGGAACTTGCTTATGGTATCGATCCTGAAATCGAAAACCGCATCGAGCGGCAGGTGCGCCGTGAACTGGAGGGGGCCGGGATCGATACCCGGAACCTGGCCGGTGAGCATCAGCGCCTTGGCACCACACTGGACCGCTTGAATACCAAATACAAAAAGCTGGCCCAGGTGATGCATGCTCAGGAGGCCGTGAAGGCCCAGCGTGCAAACCTGCGCGGTCAGCTCTTTGATGCGGTGGCACTGGGCACCACCCTTGCCGCACCGGTCAAGGTGGCCGTGGATTTTGAACAGTCCGTTGCCAAACTGGGGGCAATCACCCGAACCGATGAGCAATCGTTACAGTCTCTGGAAGCCACAGCCCGAAAACTGGGAGAGACTACGCTGTTTACCGCCAGTCAGAGTGCGGAGGCCATGACCTTTCTGGGCATGGCCGGGTTTGACACCAACCAGATCCTGGCGGCCACACCGGGCATGCTCAATCTTGCCCAGGCCGCAGGCAGTGATCTGGCAGAAACAGCCGATATCGCCTCCAACATCTTCAGCGGCTTTTCGCTTGAAGCCGGACAAATGGGGCGTGTCGGCGATGTGCTGTCAGCCACATTCACCAGCTCGAATACCACCTTGCAAATGCTCGGCGACACCCTGAAATACGCGGCCCCCGTCGCCAGCGCCACCGGTGCTTCATTGGAAGACGTCGCCGCCATGGCAGGACTGCTGGGTAATGTAGGTATTCAGGGCAGTATGGCAGGCACCGCCTTGCGGGCTGCATTCTTGCGGCTGTCTGCGCCGCCCAAAATGGCAGCCGATGCCATCGCGGAACTGGGGCTCAGCGTCAAGGATACCGATGGCAATCTGCGTTCACTCCCCGAGCTTCTCAAGGAGATCGGGGCGGCAACCGAATTCATGGGCTCAGCGGAACAGGCCGAGGTCATCAAGAAACTGTTCGGCAGCGAGGCCGCTGCCGGGATGACCGAACTGCTCAAGCAGGCAGGCACGGGTGCGCTGGATGACTATATTGCCCGGCTGCAGCAGGCCAGGGGCACCACCGATGACATGGCCCGGAAAATGGGCCGCACCACCAGCGGTGCCTTGAAACGGTTGGGCAGCGCCATGGAAAGCATGGCGATCAGTCTGGGCAATGTCCTGTTGCCAACGGTTGCAGCCGGCGCCGGGGTCTTTGCGTCCTTTGCCAGCCGGGTATCAGCGACATCGCAGGAACACCCCTTGCTGACCAAGGTGATCGTGGGTGCCACAGCCGGTCTGATCGCTTTGAAGGTCGCTGCCATAGCGGGTGCCTACGCATTTACCTTCCTGAAAGGGGGCGTGCTGACACTGGTCACGGCCTACCGAACCCTGAGTGCCGGTCTTGCACTGGCACGGCTGGGCATGACCCGCATGAACATCCTGGCCGGATTGAGTGCGGCCAGAATGGGCATTGTCACCGCCGCCCAGTGGGCGCTGAATATTGCCATGACGGCTAATCCCATCGGCTTGATTGTGGCGGGTATCGCAGCGCTGGCCGGGGCGGCCTATCTGCTGTTTCAGCACTGGGAACCTGTCGGCGCATTTTTCGGCAATCTCTGGCAAGGCGTGAAAGAGATGACATCGGCCGCCATCGACTGGATTGTTGGCAAGCTGGCGTTTCTCGGCAAGCCGATGGCAATGCTGGGTAAGGCGTGGGATACGGTTACCGGCTGGTTCGATGAGGAAGATGACCCTAAAGCCGGATCGAAACAGCGCATCGGCCAACTGACACGCTCAACCGTAGGAACCGCGTTGGTGGCATCTACGCCGGTCATGGCAGCAGCACCATCACCGGATTTGCCCGATGTGGTCCAGCAGTCACGACCACCGGTTGAACAGGTCATCCAGATCGATGCACCCATCACGATCCATGCCCAGCCCGGCATGGACGCACACGCCATCGCGCTTGAAGTGCAAAGGGCACTGGAACAACAGAAAAGCCGAGCGATGAGTGACAAGCGTTCAGCACTCTATGATGAGGCGGGTTGATGAGTGACACCATGATGGCACTGGGCGGCTACCGGTTTTCACTAACCAGTGCCGCCTATCAGGAGTTGCGGAGAAGCAATGCCTATCGCTGGCAGGCACAGGAACGGTTACAACGACTACCGGCACAACAGTTTGTCGGGCCAGGCAGTGAGACGCTTGATCTCAAAGGCACAATCTATCCTCACTATCGGGGAGGCATGAAACAGCTCGATCTGATGCGTGCACAGGCAGGCCGTGGTGAGCCTTTGCTGCTGGTCGATGGCCTCGGTTTTATCCGGGGTCAGTGGGTCATCTTGCAGGTTGATGAAACGCAAACGGTGATGCTCGCCAATGGCCAGCCAAGAAAACAGGAATTCCATCTGCGGCTGGTGCGATATGGAGAGGATCACTCATGACGCAATACCGCACGCGTGAAGGCGACATGCTCGATGCCATATGCAAAGCCTGGTATGGCGAATCATCCCGATACACCGAGGCGGTCCTGGATAGAAATCCCGGTCTTGCTGATCTGGGTGCTGAACTGCCAGCGGGTGTCGTTATCGAATTACCTGAATTTCCAGATCTGTCTGTCAAACAGGGGACAATCAGATTGTGGGACTAAAGCATGACACCAGCCTTTCGCATACTGGCCGACAGTCAGGATATGACTGATCGCATCAGGGATCGGTTGTTATCCCTGCGGGTCACCGATGAAGCCGGCATCCAGTCCGATACCGTTGAAATCAAACTCGATGATCGTGATGCCCGGATCGCCTGGCCCGAGCATGGTGCAGAACTGGAGGTGTCTCTGGGTTACAGGGAAACAGGACTGACCAGGATGGGACTGTATGTGGTCGATGAGGTGGAACATGACGGTCCACCCAAGGCATTGACCATCCGGGCGAACGCCGCCGACATGCGCCAGAGCCTCAAGGCCCCCAGAACACGGGTCTGGGACAAGGTCACACTGGCCGGGTTGGTGACGACCATTGCCGGTGAGCATGGCCTGGTCCCCAGAATCAGCGCGTTGCTGGCCGCGGTCAGCTATGCGCACCTGGATCAAACCGAAGAATCCGACTTGCACCTGTTGACGCGGCTTGCCCGGGATAACAGTGCCGTGACCAAACCTGTTGCCGGTCATCTGATCTTTGCCGTGCGCGGTGAAGCCAAAAGTATCTCCGGGCAGAAATTACCCAAAATTCAGATTCTGGCTTCACAGGTTCAACGCTATCAGATGACACAGGCGGACCGGGGCAGGTATGCGGCCGTACTGGCCCATTGGCATGATCCTGTGAAAGCCGAGCGTGTGCAGGTCATGGTTGGCCAGGGCGAACCGGTCCACACCCTGCGTCACACCTATCCGGATCATGACTGGGCCACGCGTGCGGCCCGTGCAAAGCTGGCAGCGCTACAGCGAGGCACTGGCACCCTGAGCCTGACATTGATTGGAAACAGTGACCTGATGGCGGAAGCCAAATTGGAACTGAAAGGCATACGTGAACGTGTTGATGGTGAATGGCTCATTCAGCGCGTCGAGCATCAATTCGACAACCAGAGTTTCGTCACCCGTATTGAGGCTGATACGCCTAAACCCTGACCCAAACCCAATCAGAACAGATTACAGCATTTCCTGGAATCATTGAGACCCGACGGCTGACTTCGCGCTCGGAGCGAAGCGAAGAGGCTGCGAAAGAAGCCTCAATCGAACCAGGAAGTGCCTCAACCAGCCCCGCCGATTGGCGGGTTTTTCCGTTTCAGAGGCCACCATGAACAACGAAGAAAGAGATAAACCCATGGTCAACCTGCACAGGGAGGCATTTGAAGAGATGCTCAACTGTGCGGCTGAACGCGGTGCCCGGCGGGCGCTGTGCGACGTGGGGCTTGATGGCGAGGATGCCGCCGAAGACATCCGTGACCTGCGTTCGCTGCTGCAGGCCCTCAATCTGGCCAAACGCACCGCCTGGCAGACCGTGATCCGTATCACCACCGCCGGCCTGATCATCGCGCTGATGGCCGGTGTCGCGATCAAGCTGAAACTCTTTGGAGGAGATTAAGATGCTCACCCTGTTAGGCAGTCTGCTGGGCTTTGTCTCCAGCGCCTTTCCGGACCTGCTGGGCCTGTGGCGGGATAGCCAGGACCGGAAACACGAACTGGCGATACTGGACCGGCAAATGGAACAGATGAAACTCGGCCATAACCAGCGACTGGAAGAAATCTCCGTCGAGGCCGACATTGCCGAAACCCAGGCGCTCTACAAGCACGACAGTCAGCCTTCCGGTGTGAAATGGGTGGATGGCCTGCGTGCCTCTGTCCGTCCGGTCATCA